AACAAAAGGCTGAGGCTGAGTTGATGGCTATACACCCTGACTTTGAACAGTTACGCTCAGATGACGCATTCCACGAATGGGCAGAAGAACAGCCTATGTGGGTACAGGATGCTCTATACGATAACGTTGATGACGCTAAAGCAGTAGCACGTGTCATTGACTTGTATAAAGCTGATAAGGGTATTGCTAAAGGTAAGACATCAAGTAACGACAAGTCTGCAGCTTCGTCCGTTAAGTCTCGCTCACGTAATACCCCTAACGCAGACGGTAGTGGTGATTACTACTCCGAGTCACAAGTCAACAAGATGAGTGACAAAGAATACGAGAAGAACATGGACAAGATCATGGAAGCTATGCAATCAGGCAAGTTTGTTTATGATGTGTCAGGACGCAAATAGTACTTGACAGTCTTTGTTCTCTAAGTATAACTATATGCATACACAAACATCAATGTATGATGTGTATGTTTAAGGGGAGCCTCTGGTACGCTGGACACCTCCTCTTAACACGAACTTGCCACATATAAGAACTACCCATGACTTAAGGCCCAGCGCATAAAGGACGGCCATCCTGATATGCTAATGCTGACTACCCTTAAACGATTGGCCTCTTTCAGTGGATGTGACGTGTACTAAACCTCAACGCCATATCTATGAAAGGAAATATATTATGATTACGGCGGCATCAGGTGGAATGGCAGGCGCATTTAGCCCAGTCATTTACTCCAAACAAGCACAAATCGCACTGCGTAAAACTGCAGTTACTAACGCAATCACAAACAACGATTACTTCGGTGAGATTGCAAACCAAGGTGATACAGTTCGCATCATGAAAGAGCCTGACGTAACAGTCAACGCTCTGCAGCGTAACACTTCTATCACAGCACAAGAGTTGGCAGACAATGACTTCCAACTGACCATCGACAAAGCTAACTACTTTGCATTCAAAATGGACGACATCGAAGAGAAATTCTCTCACATCGACTTCGTTCGTTTGGCTTCTGATCGAGCAGCCTATAAAATGGCTGACAAGATGGACGAAGAAGTATTGGGTTACTTGTCAGGTTATGCTGGTGGCGCAGGTTCATGGGCAGTAAACACAACTGTTTCAGGTACTAAAGCAGACTCAGCAGCAGGTTCTGACGAACTGTTGGCAGCTAACAAGCTGGACGCAACAGACTTCGGCAACTTGACGATCTCTGCTACTGCAACTGCTGGCGACTCTATCCCATTGGCACCACGTCTGCCAGGCGCAACTGCCCTGTCAGCTTCAACTGTTTCTCCTTTGACTGTCGTAGCTCGTATGGCTCGTAAGTTGGACGTGAACAATGTTGACTCACGTGGTCGTTGGATCTGTGTTGACCCAGTATTCATTGAGATGCTGAAAGACGAAGACTCACGTGTATTGAACGCTGACTTCGGTGGCTCAGGCTTGATGAATGGCTTGGTATTGAACAACTTGCACGGCTTCCGTGTATACGTTTCAAACAACCTGCCATACTTGGGTACAGGTGCTGGTACTTCTGGTACAACTGCACAAAACGACAACTACGGTGTTATCGTTGCTGGTCATGACAATGCAGTAGCTTCTGCAGAACAGATCAACAAAGTTGAAACATACCGTGACCCAGACTCATTCGCAGACATCGTGCGTGGTATGCACATGTATGGTCGTAAGATCCTGCGTCCTGAATCTCTGGTTATTGCGAACTACAACGCAGCTTAATTTAAGTAATGCAAGGGGGCTGGTCTACTGGCCCTCTTGTATCTTTTGGAGAGTCCACTCATGACAACCTACGTACAGCTAGTCAATAAACTTTTAGTTCGACTAAATGAAGTCTCACTAGACATTGCAGGTGATGGCTTTGATACTGCACGTGGTCCACAGGCTCTAGCTAAAGCAGCCGTGAATAATGGTGTACGCCTTATTGTTCAAGAAGCACAAGAGTGGCCTTTCCTAAAGAATACAACAACACAAGTACTAACACCTGGTACTCGTGAGTATGATTATCCATCTGACTGGTCTTCATCTGACACTGACACATTTTACTTAAAGTATAATTCCTCATTAGAGAATGCACCTGGGGTACTAACGCCTCTGACTTATGAAGGTTATACTAAACAGTATCGTTACGCAGACGACACAGGACGCACAGGCGCACCTGAGTATGTTTATCAAACGTATGACTCTAAGTTCGGTGTTAGCCCTACTCCTGACCAAGCCTATGAAGTAGAGTACGTATATTGGTCTGTGCCTAATGACATGATTGCATATGACGACGAATGTATTATACCTTCAAGGTTTGATCATGTAGTAATAGATGGTGCCATGATTTATATGATGCGCTTTAGATCTAATGATCAGAGTGCTTCTATTCATCAGCAGAGCTTTAATGAGGGAGTTAAAGCAATGCGACGTATCCTATTTGATGATGTTCATACTTTGAGAAGCACAGTCATTCCTGGGAGAGCCTAATGCCTGACAATCTCAGAACTAATCTTACAGTGTGTCAGGGTGGGTTGATAACTAACGTAGACCCTCTCACACATGCCTCTCAATTAAGTGGCAGTGCTTTACGTATGATTAACTATGAACCATCACTATCTGGTGGTTATCGTCGTATTAGTGGTTATCAAAACACTTACGGTACGGTTCCAGGGTCTGGGCCTATATTAGGTGTACATGTAAATGGTAATATACACGATGGTGTTTTTGCTTGCAGAAAGACTACAACTGGGTATAACTATCTACATAAGTGGAATAACTCTACTGAGTCATGGGATGCAGTTACTGTAACTGGTACACCTGATATGACTAACGTAGATCGTGTTAGGTTTGTAAGCTATAACTGGTCAGGTGAAGTCCTACTTATTACTGATGGCGTAAACCCTGCTGCTACTTATGACGGTACTACATACACCCAGATTACACATAGCAACGCTCCTGTAGACCCTAAGTATGCTGAAGAGTTCTCCTCTCATATATTCTTGACTGGCTCCTCTAGTGAGCCTTACAACCTATACTTCAGTTCTCCTCTTGATCCTACAGACTTTGATCCAGCTAATGGCTCAGGTGTTATTAATGTAGGCTTTAAAGTTACTGCTATAAAGAAATTCCGTAATACGCTATTTATCTTTGGTGCTAACAATATCAAAAAACTTACTGGTAATAACGTTGCTAATTTCGTACTTGAAAATGTTACATCTAATTTAGGTTGTATTGCAACTGACTCTGTGGTAGAGTTTGGTGGTGATTTGCTTTTCTTAGGTCCAGATGGTATTCGTCCTATTTCAGGTACAGACCGCATTGGTGATATTGAATTAGCGCCAGTCTCTAAAGAAATCCAAGACATCTTTGATAACTACTACTTGTCAGAACAAGTAACAGATGTTAGTATTGTTGTTATACGCAAGAAGTCTCAATTTAGATTCTTCTTTAAGAATGACAGTTCATTATCCCTAATAGGATCTATTCGTAAGTCGCAAGGTAAGCAGAGTATATTTGAATATAGTCAGCTTATTGGTATTGAAGCTAACTGTGTGTCATCAGGTTATATTGGTCAGTATGAGATCGTTATTCATGGTGATGGTTCAGGTAGAGTGCACAAACAAGAACAAGGCACAAGCTTTAATGGCGAAGATATATTCAGTCTATATCAAACGCCTTATTTTTACATGGATGACCCAGAGTTACGTAAGATCATATATAAGGTTGATACTTACCTAAAGTCAGAAGGTAACACAGAAGTATTCGTTGGTGTGTACTACGACTATGATGACGTTTACTCATTAAACCCTGCTACCTATAGTTTTTCTACTGAAGGTGCAGCAGCTGTTTATGGTACAGCTATTTATGGCTCTGGTGACATCTACGATGGTAACCCATCACCAAAAGCTTTAACTAACGTAGACGGGACGGGTAAATCCGTTTCTATTAGTTACGTTACAAACAACACAAATGCAAGTCATACAATTCAAGCTATTGCTATGACATATGGTTTGGCAGACAGGAGATAAACCGTGGCAGGTTACGTAAGACAGTCTACAGCAGACATTATCCCTACCGCTACAGTACGTGCGGCACCTATTAACGCAGAGTACAATGCTATCCGTGATGCCTTTGCTGCATCAGGGGGTCACAAGCATGATGGTACTACGGGTGAGGGCGAATACGTTCCCCTGATTGCTGACCTAGATGCACTTAATAAAATAGTAGTAGACACTAGCAATAACCGCTTCGGTGTGTTTGTTGAAGTAGGTGCTACAGCTGTAGAACAAATACGCTTCCAGGATGGTGTTATTGTCCCTGTCACAGATAACGACATTGATCTTGGTACATCTGCTCTAGAGTTTAAGAACTTATACCTAGACGGTACAGCTAAGATTGATACTCTGACTGTAGACGAGAATGCTACAGTAGCAGGTACTCTTGGCGTAACAAGTAACACTACACTAGGTGGTACGCTGGGTGTAACTGGTGCAACCACTCTATCCTCTACATTGGGTGTAACAGGTAACACTACACTAGGGGGTACTCTAGGTGTCACTGGTGCTACAACCCTTAGCTCTACCCTAGCAGTCACAGGTTCAGCTACACTTAGCTCTACTCTTGCTGTATCTAGCAATACGACTATCGGTGGTACTCTAGGTGTCACAGGTGCAACTAACACTGTAGGTAACCTCTCAGTCAACACAAACAAGTTCACTGTAGCAGCAAGCACAGGTAACACTGCTGTAGCGGGTACACTAGGTGTAACTGGCAATACGACTGTTGGTGGTACTCTTGGCGTTACAGGTGCAACTACACTTAGCTCAACTGCAGCTATTGCTGGTAATACCACTATTGGTGGGACACTAGGTGTAACTGGTACGACTACTTACTCTACTCTTACAGGTTCTAACATTACTGCTACAGGCACGGTAAACTTTGCTGGTGCTACTGTGTCTAACTTGGGTACTATTACTACTGCTTCTATTGGTGGTGGTACTATTAACAATACTGTTATTGGCGGTTCTACTCCTGCAGCCATTACAGGTACAACTATTACAGCTAACTCAGGCTTCACTGGGAACGTAACAGGTAATGTAACGGGTAACGTCACAGGTAACTTGACTGGTAATGTTACAGCCTCTTCAGGTACAACTACACTGAACAACGTTACTATCAATGGTACACTAGATGTAACTAACACTACCATTGAGAACGTAGCTGATCCAACAACAGCACAGCAGGCTGCAACTAAGGCTTATGTAGACAGTGAGATCACTAACCTTATCGGTGGTGCTCCTGCAGCCCTAGACACACTGAACGAACTAGCTGCAGCTATCAACGATGACGCTAACGTCTACACTACTCTGACCACAAGCATTGCTACTAAGCTACCTAAGGCTGGTGGTACAATGACTGGTGCTATTGAGATGAGTGGCAATAAGATCACTGGTCTTGGTACTCCTACTCTAAGCACAGATGCTACAACTAAGGCATATGTAGATCAGATTGAAACAGATGCTGAAGCACAGGCTACTGCTGCCGCTGCAAGTGCTGCCGCCGCTGCTGCTTCCTATGATGCCTTCGATGATCGTTACTTAGGTTCTAAAGCAAGTGACCCTGCCCTAGACAATGATGGTAATGCACTGCTAACAGGTGCCTTGTACTTTGACTCTACTAACGGGGTTATGAAAGTATATAACGGTAGTGAGTGGGTAAATGCGTCATCCTCTATTGAGGGTATTAAGGCTAACTTCTATTACACAGCTACGTCTGGTCAGACTGTATTCAGTGGTGCTGATGATAACACTAACACTCTTGTAGTTGACCAGGTTGATCTTGTAAACGTATACATGAATGGTGTCCGTCTACACGAGGACGACTACACAGTATCAGCTGCAGGTAACAGTGTTACACTAGCGACTGGTGCAGCTACAGGTGACTTGATCTACTTAGAAGTATTCGGTAACTTTGCTGGTCAGTCAGGCGCAGAAGTAGCTATCACTGGTGGCGCAATTGACGGCACAGTGATCGGCGGTAGTTCTGCTGCAGCGATTACAGGTACGACAATCACAGGTACGTCATTTGTATCGTCTGGTGATATGACCTTCGGCGACAACGACAAAGCCATCTTTGGCGCAGGGTCTGATTTGCAGATTTACCATGATGGGTCGAATAGTATTATTAAAGATAATGGCGCAGGTGATTTGCGGATTATGGGTTCGGATGATGTCCGAATTGTTGACGCTGTAAATGAAGATAATATGGCGAGGTTTAATAGGGATGGAGCAGTAACCCTTTATTATGACAACGCAGCTAAATTCGCCACCACAGCCACTGGGGTAGATATTACTGGTGTGCTAACTACAGATGGCATTTCTACTTCCGCAGACATCACCTTCGGTGACAACGACAAAGCCATCTTCGGCGCTGGGTCTGACCTTCAGATTTACCATGATAGTGCAAGTGGTCAAAGTATTATCCACGAGAGTGGCCCTAGTGTTCTAAAAATTCGTGCATCTGGCCTACGCCTATCTAACTCCGATAATACAGCGGATTATTTGTCTGCTAATGATGGAGCAGAGGTAAGCATTCGATATAATGGAGAAACCAAGCTCGCCACCACCGACACTGGGGTAGACATCACGGGGGTTTTATCAAGCGATGGGCTGACTTTGGGTGACAACTCTACAAGTGAAATACCTATATATTTCAACTCCTCTAGCACTGACTTTTCTATTGGTGCTAACGGCAATAACTTTATTTTAGCTCAAACTACAGGTGACTTAGACAGCAATCAGTTATTGACTGTGACAAGCAGCGGTAATGTAGGCATTGGTGATGGGGCTCCTTCTCAAAAGTTAAATGTTGATGGCAATATAATGCTAGAGGGGGCTAACCAATTTCTCTATCTAACAAATGTCGGCACAGGCAACAGCGGCATTTATGTAAGGGGTATCACAGCAGACTCGACACTTCGCAGTCATTCCACAGGTATTTTTACTTGGGAAGTGACTGGTAGTGAGAAGATGCGCATCGACAGCTCTGGTAATGTTGGTATTGGTTCTACAGTAACAACAGGAAAACTTAATGTATCTAAAAGTGGTGGAAACACTGTCAATCTAATTGATTCATCTGGTTCTTCTCCTGGAATTAGATTTGCAAATAGTTCAAACACTGCTCTTTCATTTATCGAAGCACCTGCGGGAAATGGATTGTCTTTCTTTTCTGGCAGCTCAGAAGCCATGCGCATCGACAGCGACGGATTCGTAGGCATTGGGACAGATTCGCCTAGTAGACAGCTTACCGTAAGCAATAGTGGTGCTGCTTTGTTGCTTTTAGAAAGTACAGGTAATGACAACGGTCAGCTTTTGTTTGGCGACAGTGCAAGTGGCACCGTTGGTAAAGTTGGGTATGCGCACAGCACAAATCATATGTTCTTCCATACCAACGGCTCAGAAGCCATGCGCATCGACAGCAGCGGTAACTTGTTGGTGGGGACTACGACTACACAAGACCTGGGTTCAATAAACTCTGGGAGTTTAATACGTGATGGTTACATCCAAATAGCCTCAACAGCCGCTACAGCTAATTTAGCTTATTTCTATAGCTCTGCAGGTCAAGCGGGGGTTATTGGGACTGCCAATGGTGGCGATCTGTATATTGGCAATGGTGATACAGGCATTCTGTTTGCAGGTGGCTCTGATGCAGTCATACCTTACAACCCCGCAGTGCCAACAAACCGTGATGCCGCTGTAGATCTTGGACTCTCTGCTAACCGCTTCAAAGACCTCTACCTCTCTGGCGTAAATTATATTGGTAGTAGCTCTGACAGTGACGTTGGTATAGATATTAAACAAGCCAATTTAAGTGCTTTGATTACTCTAAATGGAAGGATGAAT